CTGAAGCTAACATGCTCGGTGGGGTGGAAAATTATGTTGATGAGGAGGGTGACTTGATTGAGGTTTCGCCATTTACAATGTGGCGAAAGGCGCACTTGTGGAAGCACAAGCGTTCCGCTTGGTGGCCCAAGAGGGCGCTGGTTTGGTGCGCCAATACTCGTTTTGTCTCCTTCTTCAGGTACTGGAGTGACTGGAAGTTTTCGGTTGGACCTGTCCGCAGTTTCATGTTTCTATTTGTCATCCTTGTCGCTTACTGGGTCGGGACTGTGCGCACTTCAAAAGCGCGTAGTGTTGAAGGTGAGTCTGGCAAGGGTAAGAACAAAAAGCGTGGAGTTCGTGGTATGCGTGCAAAGTTAAGTAAGATTAAGAATCGCAAAGTGCGTTCGTTGTATGATGTTGGAAACTATGAGCAAGTAGATGAAGAGTTGCAGGGGATGGGCGTTCCTGATGAGACTCGTAAACGTTTGCTGAAAGGGTTCTATAATTTGTGGAATCAACCCGGTGAACCTGACATAGCTCAACTTGAAGAGCTTGCCATGATGCTGGATGATGACTACTTTGATGAACTCGCTGACCAAGAGATTGCTATGGATCGCACTGAGCGTGATTATGAGGAACGGCAGAAACGGGAGAAGCGAGGTAGATATGAGAATGAATCGGCTGATGATGAATCTAGCCGAATGTCTCGTGTAGCCTGGGCTTTGGTCCGACTGCCATTTTTTGTTTCACATCTTCTTTACCAGTTCGAGGTGGCTGCTATGACCTATTATTCATGGAAGGCTGAGGATCATGCGTTGATCCAGGACCGGAGGATTTTGTCGTCCACGTCTTGGCGTTATCGCATATTCTATTTCCCCTTCATGTGTTTAGCACTTTACATCAACTGGTTCTTTGCACCAACTGAAGAGGGTCTGCTTTTGACTTTGTCCAATGGGGCAGTTAATGCTAGATCCTATCACACTTTGGCACTCGTTAGTACTGTTGCCATTTGTTTTGTTGTTATGGCTTACTGTGAGTTACGCATCGCTGAAGGTTATGCGTCACACTCCAAAGTTGACAATGTAGCCTATGAACGCATCAGAAAGTCTTCGAGACGTTTTGATGCGAATGGGATCATTGTTCATGCTTGGGAGAGCACGGTTTGTTACATGTACGATCGTTATGGTGGTTACGTTGATCCAGAGTCCCGTGATGACATTGGTACTGTCCTCGAGGATTTCTGCAATTTGTCAATCCTTGGCACCTGGACCATTGGTCAGGATGTTATTGGGACACACCTTGCTTGGGCTCTGTTGAATATTGTGACTGTGAAAGCTATGTGCCGACGTTGGTTCGGTGAACGCAATGCGTTCATAGCTTATATCTTGATGGCACTTGCACTCATTGGTCGATGGTATACACGATTAGGTCGTGGTAGCCGTGTGGCCAATGTTACTAAGTTGTCACCAGTTGATATTGAAAGGGCAAAGGAGGAATTACATTCCGACAATCGCCGACGTGAGCAGGAACAGCGAGAGAGGGCTATTTCTGAACACCGTGCTGGTTTGGGTATGAAGGATAGCACGCAGGTCCCCCCACCCGCGTCTTATTCCATGTTACCTCCCTTGCCGCCTCCGACTTTGTTGGAGGAGGTGCAATTTGTCCCTGCTGAGGCTAAGTTGTCGCGGCCACCACTTAAACGTGGTGAAACCATAATTGATGAAGAGGCTAAGGTGGTGGCACACTATCCTCGCCCTAGCAGGCTGATTGATACTGAAGCCAAAGTGAGCACTGCGCACTCCAAGCGCTCACCTGAGAAGACGCGTTCTTCTATGGCTTATACCCCTCATGAGAAGGGAGTGCTCTCCATGTGGGGAGACTTCTTTGTCACCAACAAACATGTCTTGGTTGAAGAAACCAAGGCGGGTGAAAGTTGGATGACGAAGGCCAAATGGTTCCAGATTGATGATTTGGACGTTATTGCGACACCAACTCGAGGTATAAAACCACCATTAAATGTTGATGGTGGTATACTCAAGGGTGTCGGTGCGATTTCAAACATTGAAGATGTGGTTGATAGTGTTACTTTTTACTACCCAGATAAAACTGATTCTGTGTCGGCAATTAAGTTTGTTGACACTGATATCAAAGTTGGGCAGTCCACTTTCACTATCAGGGAGGGACAATACTCCGCTGAAACCTTCAAGGGTGCTTCAGGATCGATTGGTGTTGACACACTTGGTCGACCCCTGGTTTTGCACATTGGTAGGATCAGAGGTGATGAGCTTAACATTGGGTATGCTGCTTCTACGGTGCAGCGTTTTTTGGATGTTGCGCGGGCGTCACTGTCCGCGTCTCCGATGCTCAGTGCCACTATGGCATAGGCTTAGTTCCTTCTAGAACCGGTACCCATAATATGTCAGATGCGTCCAGAGTCCCCATGACCTCTTCTGGACCTTGCCGGTTCATAACATCTGATATTATCTTCGACAAAAATCTAGGACTTGAATATTTTGGACCTTACAGGTTGCCAGTGATGACCTCTGATGAGCAAACGCTCATTTGGGAGAAGAATTACTGTGCACCTGGTAACTGTGAACTACCACCTGATTCCATCTGGAATTATGGTTGGGATGTAGTGAGACAGGTTGAGGCTGTCCTCAACCTTGGTTTCGATACGGAAGTGGTGACCGATTGGGACTATGTGCTCACATATGATATCACTAATGACTTTCTGGATGCCACTGTTGGTTACCCTTGGTTGCGTTACTTACAAACCAAAAGAGACCTTACGTGGGATCAAATGACTCGTGCTGCCGACGAGTTGGGTGAGAGTTTGGAATCGGGATTGAGACCAGTCATATACCAACTCTTCCCAAAAATCGAATTGGCGAAACAAGAGAAGATCGAAACGCATGACCAACGAATGATCTGCGGCAGCCCCTTTGACAACAGTCTTTTGGGGAAAAAAACTCTTGTGCCGTATGTTACGCCATCAAAAACGCCACATGTTTCGTGGACCCTATATGGTTGGTATAACGCCACAATCGTTACACTGGACTATGTTGGGTCGTCACAAACTATCCCGTGGTGGCGTTGTCACCAAGTTCATGGTGTGTGATGTGAAGGGGTTTGAAAAAACGTTTCGACGTGAAGATGTGCTAATGCTAAACTTGTTGTGGCAACCGTACGTTCATAAAGATCATCGGACCCTACTTGAAGCTTATGTTGACCAGCTTGCCACTTTTTTGGTGCGTGCACCATCTGGCCACATAACTTGCATGTCTAATTTCAACCCTTCGGGGAACCCTTGGACCACACACGTGAACAACCGCATGGCTTTGCGTCATATAGCTAGTGCTTTTGCTGCAGTAACGGGTTATCGACCAGTTCGCTTATTAGATTACCTATCTTTGGCAATCTATGGTGATGACCTTGTGATTGGTGTTACTGATGAAGCAGCAGAAGTTGGCTTTGTGCCCTCTGCGGTTAAACAATACTTTCACGAACTTGGCATAACTCTCAAGAGCGATGATGAGTTCTTGCCTTTTGAGCAAATCGACTTTCTCAGCTTTCGATTCACTCCCCTGCCCGGAACACACTTCCTGGGTCCATGCCCAACTCGAGTCGATAAGTTAAAACTCAGTGCACTTGTTAGAACGGACCGCATGAGCGTGTCTCAACACTTTTCAAAGGTGATGCAGATTCGTAACCTTGTGGTCTTTAATGATGAGTTGTATGAGTATTATGAGAGAGTTTTGAAACGATTCTACGCTGTGTACTATGACCAGTATCATGGTAACGCAGAGTGGGTCAATGCTGAACAAACATACCTACCAAGAGACCAGGCCATGAGAAGGTTGGTTGGTATAGAGCTTGAGAGTGGTCAAGCCTGGTGTGAACCTTCTTTGACCACATAAACTGTCATGCCTAAACACGCTGAAAAAGCTAAGGGCAAGAAAGTCGTGAAAGAGGTGAAAAAACTTAAAAAGGCTGTCCATGCTGAGAAAAAGCATGCCATGGCAGCGGTGAAAAAGGTTGCGACCTATCCGAGCAAGACAATGAATTTCAAATCCGCCAACCCTGGTAAGGATGGCCCGAACTCAAAAGAGGTCCCTTACAAGATGGCGCAGGATTATGTTTTTTGTTTGTTGAACCCGGCTGAGGGTTACATCCGACAGACCAATTGCGTCGTACCTACCGGTAACATGGTGGAAACAACAACGTTTTGGACTAAGAATGTTCTTAACTTGTCCACTGTGTCTAACGCGTACACGACTACAAATGATCTGCAAGTGACTTTGTTTCCTTTTGGCAATGGACTCATTCACTATGCAACAGCCTTCTCAGGTGTCAATGGACGAGAGTCAAATGGAACTGATGTCAATGCCACCAACTACTCAAGTTGGGGCACAAACTTTGGTTCTGTGCGCTGTGTTTGTCTCGGGATGCAGATCCGAAACACACTCGCCGCTGGTTCTGAGAATGGTGATATGATCCAATTTCGATCAACAAATGATGTGGTCTTTTCCTACAACTTCAGTCAATTTGCATCCATGTCGGACTCTGTCCTGCGTGGGTTAACGAAACCTGGAGACATGGGTTTAGTTCACTGGCGCCCTAACAGCTCATCTGCTTCTGGTGATACCCAGTTTAAAGTGCCTAGTGCTTCCTATGCCAGCTATGCTACTGCTGGCACGTCTGGCACGAATGTACAATTCTGGGCATCTTGCGGTACTGCCGCCCAGACGACCTTTGAGGTGAGCGTTTATGCTGCTTGGGAAGCTATTGTGTTACCCAGTGCAGCTGGTTTGTTTGACACACAAACTAATTGTGCAAATCAAAATGTCGCAAACGATCTGTTAGTCAAAGCTCTGAATAAGTGCCCTGACTATTGTCAACAGCGAGTCGTTTGCACTGATGATGGAATCATCGAGAGTGTCCTTGAAGATGGCAAATCCATCTATGGTGGCATCAAGAGTGTTGTTAACCTTGGCAAGACAATTGCTGGAGCGATTGGTGATGTCTTCGGTGGTTGGTTTGCCCCTGCTCCACCCAAGCGAGTGCACAACGTGTTGATGCACTTCTTGGATGATGAGATTGTGGTGAACCGGCAAACTGGAGAGAAGACCTGCCCAGTTTTTGATATGCTTAAGTGGTACATTTCTAACAACCCCCATGCCACACTTGCTGATGCTCTCGTGTTTTTCTGTAATTTTGACCCGCCCGACCCGTCCCCGCCTGATGATGGTAAATCTGATTCAGGCTCCTTGGTGCAAGTTGAATCGGAAGGGAGGCTATATTCTAGACCTCTTATTACAACTCGACTCGACACCACTCCCGTGACCGGTGGCGCATACAGGGGTGGTTCCACCCCCAGTGTGCGTTCGGCTTCAATGCCCCCGCAATTCTAGTGTGGTTACTTCTTTTTACACACTGGGTTTGCACCCCGCAACAAATACAATGCTTTAATGTGACGTTGGTCTCTGAGTGTACCTGCTAAGGTTGTCCCCAAGAGAAGGACCTGTTAACGACAGTTCTACAGTGATGTAGATTGGTGTCGCTCGTATCCAACTGATTTTTGTGTTGTTTCGTTATTGCTGTGGGTTATTATTGGCCCCCGCGTGCTAGAACAAGGCACAGGGGTTGAATTTGCACCGGCCCGGTACGCCGGCAACACCAGCCTTCTTCACTCGCAAGGTTGTTTGCATGAGCC